CACCTTGACCCTGCCAAAATGGTCACGTACCGGCTGTAAAATATTTTCACATAACGCTTTTAATTTTTCTATCTGACCTGAGTTAGGATTGTTGTTTATATCCAAACGAATAGCAGTATCCGATTTAATTAATTCTTGAAGTGTAAAATTACGTGATAAATTCATATTACTCCTATTCTATAATTAATTTTTTAATTGATTTTGAGCCATCTATATTTGATTCTAATTCTGCCTGACCCTTCCAGCATTTATACATCACGTTTTCAGAATACTCACGCTCCGCATGTCTCTTGCCGCGTAAACATTGTGCCATACCCTCAGTTTGCAAACGTGCCTCTTTGATCTCTGCATTTACAAACATAAGTAGGGCTACCACAGACTCTATCATTGTGAATAACTCCCATTGCCATTGTATTTCATATCTCTGTTAGCATCTTTCAACGCTTCGATATCTATCAATACTTTGTCCATTTGCTTTCTTAAAAACTCGATGTTCACTTTATTTAAAGCCATTGATTCAAGTCGTTTATTTATACGATCTAAATTTTTGTAAATATCCTCCAGCATCATGAACTGCTCAGAATCTGCGGGAAGCGAACCTAGTTGTCCACGTGGCCATTTTATTCTAAAGTCTGTGTTCTCCGTTAAATCTTTTTCCATTAATTCTAATCTCGTGCTGTGTTGATTGAGCTTCTCTACAATACCAAAATACCCCCATACACCCATAGCTACGATTACTATTAAACTAGCAACCGTTTTCATAGGCATCTGTACTCGTGCTTCTTCTCCGATGTTGAGTGGTTTATTGGACACTAGGACCCCCACAAAAGGCCAAGACCACCAACATTACAATTAATGCACCTGTAAAGTAGTAATTCATTTTTATCTCACTCATACGTTGGACAAGATTATCAACTATTGAGCCTGCTTTGTCTAGTGCCTCAAAAAATTTATATATCCATTTATCAATCATTTTTTTGTTCTTTTTCAAACCCTTCTTGCAACATTTCACTTAACGTTTGTTCTTTTTTTTCCATTTCATAGAACATTTTATCGCTGTCTTCTGTAACGAGTCCACTATCTTCAGCATCCCAATATGTAGTTTGGACTTTGTAATCTGGCCAGCTGTCATCAGTAGTATAACTATTAACGTGCCAGAGAATACGATTATTAGGCTGAGCTGCAAAATTACCGTTAGTAAGAGCCAATATATGCGCACACTTATGTTCTTGAGGTATTTCAGAATGTTCCACATCCAAAATATTAGTTTCTGGATGACCCCAGTCAACTGTAAATAAATAGTTTCCATGGTAAAACTTTTTATTTATTCCTAAGAATTTTCCGTTTATACCAGCCAGCCAATCAAACCTATGAACACTAGGCCAGTAACTGAAACAGTTCCACAGTTCCAACTCGTGCGTCTGCATATCCGGCACATTGGTTCTATCATACGATTTTTGGAAAAACGCTGAGATAGGCAAACGCCAAAAGCACGCGCCATTGGGTAGCATGATGTTAAACAAGATCGCACGACCTGATATGGACGTGAGGCCAAAGATAACACATTCTTCGCTTTCTCCGTGATGTTCTTTAAGATCATATAGATACTCCTTCCTTACCTTACAATAAATTGGTGGTATGTTAGCATTCAAATAAGACATCTAGCATTTCCATCTTCGCCTAGCCTGTCTTAATCTTGAATTTGGATCTGCTGCAGCTTTAGGGAATTTTTTCATTTGTCCTGCACTTCTAGCACAAAACGACTTCCTACGCTTTGCGGCTTTTGATCCTGGTTTTACTTTTCCCGTAACTGCTGTTTTTAATTTTGATCCTGGATTTGCTCTTCTATAAGCAGCAACACCAGCTCTTGTCATTCCAGCCCCTTTTTCAGTTGGTCTAAAATTTTTTTTATTTCTTGCGGGCATATTATCACCGCCCCTTTTAAATCCTAAAACTTTTAGCCCGCTTTTATTCATCTTACGTAAATGTAATAGTTACACCTGGAGTATTTGTTAGATCTAAATAAACTCCTTCTTCAAATAAAATTCCTGAACCTGGAACATATATATCCAAACCTTCAGTTCCAAATTTAAATGTTGCAACCACTGTTCCTGAAGCTCCTCCGCTTTTCAAAACAACTGAAGAACTTGCTGCACCTTCTGCTTGAATATATGTAACTCTAGCTCTTCTTCCTGTAGCAACCATTTGACCATCTGCTGTAGCATGAGCTACCGACTGGTCTGATGTAAA